CCAACTATGTAGCGGTGTGCGCTCTTCACCTTAGATCGTGCCGTGACGCTCTTGCACCAGTATCCGGCCTAGTATCGCCGAGCAGTATCCGGCGTCGGAAACCTCGTCACATAAGAAAAAGTGCATAGGTTTTCTTACCGAATCCGTATGCGAAAAGCATCAAAAATGATGCGTTTGCTGATATGATTTGGGCGGCTTTTGATAGGCCACGACCTATCAATTTCTGGAATCTGGAAATCGCTACACTACGGCCGCACCGTGCACCCGGCGAGTGTAGTGTGGCCGATAAACCGTAGTAACTTCGCTATACATGCCCATCGCAACGCTCACCTACACGCTGCCCGACGAGCAGGCCGAGTACGATGCCGCTCGGCTGGGCATGGAGGCGAGGCAAACGCTCTGGCAGATCGACCAGACCTGCCGCAGCCTGTGCAAGCATGGCGAGCCGACAGCGGAGGAGCGACGGCTCGCGGAGGAAATACGGGCGATGATTCCTGGCGAGATGGTTGAGATTTGACTGCACAAAACATGGCGTGAAGTGCAAGGTATTGCACAGTGACGCTCTTGAGCGAATGGAGAGTCGGATGGGCCACATGAAAGACAAGTGGATCGAGCAGATGGAACCGAAGCCGCATGAATGGGAACGCCGCTGGATTCCGGTGGGCGAGCGGTTGCCAGAACGGAGAATGCGAGTCCTTGTTGTTATGAGCGGGTGCGTTGTTTGGGGTGGCTGCTATAGGCCGGACACCAAAAAGAAATTTGTTCTCGACGGTTCTGATACTTTCCAGCGAATGAACTTCCTGAAAAGCATCACCCACTGGATGCCGCTGCCCGAGCCGCCGGGCTGAATGACGCTCTTCATTGAGAAGACGGCCACCCCTGCTACTGCAAGGGGAACGGCACAGATGCCTAGCCTAGAGGCACAGGAGACCACATATGTCCGACGCTACGATCAGCCGCAAGCACAGGGATTTCGACATCACCCTGCACACAGCCACCAGCCTGGCTACCACGCTCGATATGCGTGACGTTGCAGGGGCTATCGTGCAATTTGGCACCATGAGCACCAATGCCACCACGCTTCAGATGTTTACCAGCAACGCCGCAACTGGCACCTATGCCCGCCTTTTCAAGGCAGACGGCAGTCCTTCGGACTTGACCCTAAGCCCATCGACAACCCTAGGACGGGCATACGCTTTGCCAGATGAGTGCTTCGGGGCTGAGTACCTCAAGATCGTCAGCGCCACGACCAACAGCACGGGCACGACCGGCTTCGTGATGTTTAAGAGCTAGGCCCCCGGCGTGTCGGCAGCGTAGACGCCCCCCCCCTATGCCACAACGAATGCCCAGTCATACCCCGCCCCGCCTGCAAACGTCACGCACAAAGCGGGACGACACGGCCAGGCCCAACGCGGCAGCCCGTGGGTATTGCGACAGAAGGCACAGGGCTTGGCGTCAGGCTGTCCTGTTGCGCGATGCGTGGCAATGCCGGGGGTGCGGAGTGGTCTGCCAGCGTTTTGCTCAGGCCGACCATATCGTGCCTGTTCGTCAGGGTGGCGATCGGTACGAAGTGGCGAACGGTCAGACGCTGTGCCTGTCCTGCCACGGACGCAAAACCAGGCACGAACAACAAAAAACCCCATAAAAATAGGCGTTTTCGCACGCACGCACGAAAACCCCTGAAAACAAGGGCAAAATGAACGCGGTGGCAGGGTGGGTCAAATCACCCCACCTTCGCGGAATAAAAACCCCGGTCGTTTGCTCTGCGTACGTTTGGTTGAAATTGGAAGTTGGTTAACCGTATGGGTAAGGGACGCAAGCCGACGCCTAAATCGATCCTTAGCATGCGTGGCTCCCGCCTTCGCGGGCCGCACGCCACAGGAATCGACGCCCCGCCTGGCGTTCCCCCGTCGCCGGAATGGCTGGCAGATGTTGCCCGAGCCGAGTGGGAGCGGATCGTTCCCATGCTTGAAGCGTCGAAGGTGATGTCGCCGCGCCACCAGCAGACGCTTGCGGCTTACTGCGATTCTTTCGCGGACATGGTGGAAGCCGATCGGGAACTGAAGGCGAACGGCACCACGATCATGGACGACAAGGGTAGGGTTACTAATCACCCGGCGTGGAACCGGAAGCGTGACGCACGAAACCAGATGCTAAAGTTCGCCGCCGAGTTCGGCCTGACCGCATCTGCACTTTCAAGGGTTTCTGCCGTTGACCAAGGCCCGCAAGAAAACGACCGCGACTCCAAGATGTTCGCTTGATAAAGAGTCGGCGTCGATCGCCGTCGATTTCTTTCAAGAGAACTTGACCCACTCCAAGGGCGAGCTCGGCGGCAAGCCGTTCCTGCTTGAGCCGTGGCAGAAGGCGTACATCTCCACGCTGTTCGGCACGATGAACGGCAACGTTCGTCAATTCAGAACATCACTGCTGGCAATCCCGCGAAAGAATGGGAAATCCACGCTGTGTGCTGGCATCGCACTGAAACTTCTTTTCGATGGCGAGCCAGGAGCAGAGATTTATTCCTGTGCCGCAGACCGGGGCTTCGCCCCTCGGCTTAACTGCCGGGGGGCGAGGCCCCGGCAATAGCGTGACCAAGCCCGCCTAGTGTTCGAGATGGCGAAAGTCTGCGTGGAAAACTCGCCCAAGTTGCGGGCACGCCTGCGGGTGTTCCGTAACTCGATCGTTCGAGAGGACACGCATTCCACGTACAAGGCACTGTCTGCCGAGGCGTTTACAAAGCACGGGCTGAACGCTCACGGGATCATATTCGACGAACTGCACGCGCAGTCCGACCGTGAACTCTGGGATGTTATGACCACCTCGACGGGAGCCAGGCGGCAGCCGCTGTGCGTGGCGATCACCACGGCAGGCTTCGACCGCAAGAGCATCTGCTGGGAGATCTGGAAGTATGCCTTGGCGGTGCAGGACGGGGCGATCAAAGATCCCACCTTCCTGCCTGCGATCTACGCCGCCGATGCGGAAGACGATTGGACGAAGGCAGCGACGTGGAAGAAAGCCAATCCGAACCTTGGCGTAAGCGTGAAACTCGACGACCTGCGGGTGCGGTGCAAGCGGGCACAGGACATGCCAAGCGAAGAGAACACGTTCCGGCGGCTGCACCTGAACCAGTGGACAGAGCAGGATACGCGGTGGCTGCGGATGGATCACTGGGCGCAGGGTAACGAGCCTTGCCCGGTGATGCTCGACGGCCGGGAGTGTTTCGCGGGGCTCGACCTTGCCAGCACGTTCGATACCACATGCTTCTGCCTGCTGTTCCAACTGGACGATGGCCGCTTCTGGGTGGAGCCGCATTTCTGGATTCCCGAAGAGAACATGCGGGAGCGGGTGAAGCGGGATCGTGTGCCGTATGACCAGTGGGCAAAGGAAGGGAAACTCCACCTGACGCACGGGAACGTCACCGACTTCGACCAGGTGCGGGCCGACATCATGGTGCTGACGAAGAAATACAACGTCCGCCAGGTGGCGATCGACCGCTGGAACGCCACGCAGCTGTCCACGCAACTGCAAGGCGATGGCGTGAACGTCTTAGGATTTGGGCAGGGATACGGCAGCATGAGTTCGTGCGCGAAGATGCTGGAAGCGCTCGTGGTGGGCGGCCGTCTCCTGCACGGCGGGCATCCGGTGCTGGCGTGGCAGGCGTCGAATGTGGCGATTCAGAGCGATCACGCAGGCAACATCAAGCCAAGCAAGCAGAAATCCAACGAGCGAATCGACGGCATTGTGGCGCTGACTATGGCCCTTGGCATCCACGCGACATCGACGGCACCAGCGCCCGAACAATCCTGGGACATCATGAGCATATGAACGAAGCAGTGCCCGACTACAAGATGTTTGAACTTCGCGGGATTGACTGGACCGATGGCGGCAGCAACCGCACGCCGTCAGGCATCCGCGTGACGGCCGACAACTCGATGGCCTGCTCTGCGTACACAGCCTGCATCCGTGTCATCTCCGATGCGGTATCGTCCCTGCCGCTGCACGTCTACGAACGGCTTGCCAACGGTGGCAAGGCGAAAGCCAGCACGCACCCCGTCTATCGACTGCTGCACACGCAGCCAAACCCGTGGCAGACGGCGCAGGAGTTCAGGGATTGGATGACGGGGATGTACCTGCATTACGGTGCTTCCTACGCCGAGATTCGCCCAGGTGCTCGCGGTGCCATCTCTGAGTTGTGGCCGCTGCACCCGAGCCGGATGGAAGCCGAGCGTCTTGAGGATGGCACCCTCCGCTACCGATACCGGGAGCCGAGCGGCAAACAGACGATCTACAGCCAGAGCCAGATATTCGCCCTGCGGTTCACCACAGAGGACGGCATCAAGGCGATCCC